TCGATCCAGGGCCGGCCGTCGCCGTCGTGGAAGAACTGCTCGAATCCCGCGTTGTGCGCGACAAGGTAATCATCCGGGCCGCAGCCGCGATAAAACGTCTCCCAAAGCTCCCGCGCCTGGGGCGCGTCGGCAACGTCGCGCTCGGTGATGTGGTGGACGGCCTTGGTCACTGCCGGGATCGGGCCGCGCGGGCAGCAAAGCGATGACCAAGCGTTGCCGATCTTGCGCGTCGCAAGGTCAACGTCGATGCGCCCCATTTCGATGATCTCTGGATCGTCGTCGTCCGGCGATCCGGTTGTCTCGTAGTCGATGACGCGGGCGATGCGGGCGGTCATGGGATGCTGCCTGTCTTGAGCATGGCATAGAGCGCGTCGTCACGTGCTCGCTCCAGGGTTTCCAGGCGTTTGCGCGCCTCACGAATTTCAGCGTCAAGCTCGGCGTATTTTCGGCCTACGCGCTCGATGGCTGCGGTGGCGGCTTCTCGCGTGGGGTACTTCGCAATCAGATCGCGCGCGCTGGTGTTCGTCGGCTCGCCGTGTTCATCGCGACCATAGACCTTGCTGCGCTTGGCGGTGGTCACGTCGAGGACGCTGAACTTCCCGCGCCACGTGCGGATCACGCCATAGAAGATCGCTGGTTTCATTGTGCTGGCTCCCGTGCTGCGAGATCGTCGATCATTTGGATCATGTCGCCCGTTAGGGGCTGGGGGCGGACACCGCGCAAGAGATCGCTAACGCGGGCATGGCAGAGGCGGTCGTACATGCACGACTCGGGCAGGATGCAGTGCCCTCGCGGACACTGCCTTGCCTTGCCGTATGCTTCGGCGGCGGTGGTCATGGGCCTACCGCAACGCCTGCTCAACGGTGTGGACTGCGCGCTCGATCTTGCCGGCGCGCTCGCGCAAGCCGGTCAAGGTGGCGGTGAGCGCGTCGATCTTCTTGGTGACCAGCGCAATCGTCTGCTCGGCGGCGTCGCGCGCGACCTTGCAATCCGAAAGCAGGCTGCGGGCCTCGGCAACGGCGGCGTCGATGTCGTCATTGCCGGCCGCGCCCTTGCCGTACTGCTTCTCGCGAATGTCGCGCACCCATGCGCGCGGGACGTTGAGCGCGCTGGCGACCTTGGCATCCGTCCAGCCTTCGCCGTAGCCCTTGCTGGCGTCGATATAGACCTCGTGAAGCTTGGTCGAGATCAGCAAGGCGTCGTCGATGCCCATGTCGCGCGGCTGGGGCGCGGGGGCAGGCGTAGCCGGCTGGGTTGCGGTGGTGGTCACTTTGAAATTCTCCTGTAGGGCAAGCGCCAGCTTGGGCTTGTCGAGGTTGGCGTTGGTGATGGGCTTGGGCGCGGCGCATCGCGGGCAGCGATCCTGCCGGGGGCTCTCTCCGACAACCCAGCCGCGACCTTCGAATTTGCGGCGGATCATCGTGTGGGTCTTGCCGTCGTCGTCGCCGTAGTTCCGTTTCAGGGGCGCGAACGGGATGCTTTCGCCAGCGCCGCATTCGCCGCAGTCCAGGCGATAGCCGCGGCGCTTCTGGCCACCGTAGTCAACGGAGATCGGTTGGAAGAAACGATAGGCCATTACTGCGCCCTCGCCTTGAGCATGGCGTCGGCAATGCGATAGGCGCTCTCCGCGGCCATCTTCGCGGTGACCTCCGTCGTGACGAATGTCACGTTGTTGAATGAGGCCAAAGCCTGCCCCGCGAAGTAGTCGCGCAAGGTCATGCCCGGCTCCCACTCGCAAGCTTCGGAGGCCGGGAAGGCGCACGGATTTGCGATCTGCGTTGGTTTCGTCATAGGCGTCCCCTGCTGTGAAAGATGCAACACCTGTTGCTCATATCACAACAGTCGCGGCGTGATCCAGGGGTTCTTAAAAACCTCGCGTGCGTTTTCCGCACCGATTTCGAGGATAGGCGCGTGTGTAAACGCGCTTCTCAATATTCGCCGATCCGTGCCGCTTAAAAACCTCGCTGGCACAAACAGGAACGCAAAATCATGAGTCGCATCAACATCTTCATATCAAAAATCACTGGTGCCAAAGAGGTTTGTAAGAGAGGACTAAAAATTGTGAATTGGAGGATTAGGGCGGTGTATAAAATAGAGGGCTGTATAAACAGCGACTAGAACGCGATTTGAAAAAAATGTTGCCCGCCTTAGAAACCTCCCTGGCACGTTGCTGACAGCACAACGAGGCAACCATCGGCGCGTATTTCTCGCCGCATGGACAACCTCACGCCGCGGCAACAGCAATTCGTTCGCGAATACCTGCTCGATCTCAACGCGACGCAAGCCGCGATCCGTGCCGGCTACTCGGAAAAGACCGCGCGCTCGCAGGGTCAGCGTCTGTTGACGAATGCTGACATCGCTGCCGCAATCGACGCGGCCAAGCTCGCGCGCTCGGAGCGCACGCAAGTTGATGCGGACTGGTTGCTCAAGCGGCTCGCGCTCGAAGCCGAGGCGGACCTTGCCGACCTGTACGACGACAACAACAACCTCAAGCCAGTGAAAGAGTGGCCGGAGATTTGGCGGCGCGGCCTGATTGCCGGTGTCAAGATCGAGGCGCTGTTCGATGGCTCGGGCGATGACCGTAGGCAAATCGGCTACACGAAAGACGTTCGCCTGTCGGATCGCCTGCGCCGGCTCGAATTGATCGGCAAGCACATCGCGGTCAACGCATTCCAAGAGAACGTACACGTCTCGGGATTAGCCGAACTAGGCGACCGCCTGGAGCGTGCGCTTAAACGCGAGGGATGATCGCAATGATCCTCGATGAGAACCGGCGCAAACTCACGGCCGGATCAGCACGCGGCGCGTGGGGCTATATCGACCGCCGCATGAAGGCGCTGGAGCGACGCGCGGGCGCGGAGGAACGCATTGCTCGCGCGGAGGCGAAGCGCCTGCGCAAACGACAGCGCAACCTCGCGATTGCCGCACGCCATGCGTGAGCGCATTCCGTGCTCGGTGCCGTTCTGCGGGCGCACTGTTCGCGCCAAGGGACGTGATACCGAAATCATCTGCGGCAAGCACTGGCGCATGGCGTCGGCCGATCTGCGCCGCGCCCACTCCAAGTTGTATCGCGCCTATCGCCGCAAGTTTGGCGATAACGGCTGGTGGAACTATCCGGGCGGATCGCCGGAGCGCATCGAATGCCTCGGGCTCGCGCGCCAGTGCTATGGCGCATGGGATGCGGTCAAGCGTGACGCCATCGAGCGCGCCGGTGGCCTCTGATGAGCGATGCGGCTTTCGGCTTCAATCGCGCTGCGAACCGTCGCGTCGGGCCGGCCGAGAAGGTCGATGTCAACGACAGGATCATCGAGCTAGCGGTAAGGCATCACTTCGACCCTTACGGCTGGGCGATGAGCGCATGGGATTGGGGCCACGGGCCGCTTGCCGACGTGGCCGGGCCGCGCGAGTGGCAGGCTGATCTACTCAAGACCATTCGCGATCATCTTGCCGATCCGGCGACGCGATACGATCCGTTGCAGATCGCCGTGGCGTCGGGCCACGGCATCGGCAAGTCCGCGTTCATGGGCATGCTCTCGAATTGGGGCATGTCGTGCTGGGCGGACGCGATGATCGTCACTACTGCGAACACCGACACGCAAATGCGGACCAAGACCGCGCCGGAGATCGGCAAGTGGTTCCGCACGTCCATCACGGGGCACTGGTTCGATGTGCAGGCCACTTCGATCAAGTCGCGCGACAAGGCGCGCGCCGACAAGTGGCGTCAGGACTTCGTGCCGTGGTCCCAGCACAACACGGAAGCGTTCGCCGGCCTGCACAACATGGGCCGCATCATCATCCTGGAGTTTGATGAGGCATCGAAAATCCACGACAAGGTGTGGGAGGTCGCGGAGGGCGCGCTAACCGACGAGAACACGGTCATCATCTGGATCGTGTTCGGCAACCCGACGCAAAACTCTGGCCGCTTTCGCGAGTGCTTCCGCCGGTATCGGCATCGCTGGTTCACCAAGCAAATCGACAGCCGCACCGTCGAGGGCACGAACAAGAAAAAGATTGCGCAGTGGTTGGAAGATCACGGCGAAGAAAGCGACTTCTTCAAAATCAGGGTGCGCGGGCAATTCCCTGCGCAAAGCGCCATGCAGTTCATATCCGCCGACGACGTTGACAAGGCCCGCACGCGGCATCTGCGCAAGGAACAATTCGCGTTCGCGCCGGTCATCATTGGCGTCGATCCGGCCTGGACCGGCGACGACAAGCTGGAGATCGTGTTGCGGCAAGGGCTCTATTCGAGGTCGCTGGCCTCGCTGCCGCGCAACGACAACGATGTCGAGGTTGCAAACCTGATCGCGCGCCTTGAGCAAGAGCACCGCGCGGACGCGGTGTTCATTGATGCGGGCTACGGCACGGGCATCAAGTCGGCCGGCGATGTCATGGGCCGCTCCTGGCGGCTGATATGGTTCTCGGGAAAGCCCGTCGATACCGGCTACCTCAACAAGCGCGCCGAAATGTGGGGCACGCTTAAACGCTGGATCAAGGATGGCGGCGCAATCGACCCGCGGGACGAGGACTTGTACCAAGACCTGATCGGCCCCGAGACGGTCCCGCGCCTGGACGGCAAAATCCAGCTTGAAAGCAAAGAGGACATGAAAGAGCGCGGCTTGCCGTCGCCCAACAAGGGGGACGCGCTCGCGCTTACGTTCGCGGAGCCGGTGGCGAAGCGGCCGGAGAACACGGGCCTGTCGCCGATCTCCGGGATGGTGAACCAGCCGATGGCTCAAACCGATTACGACGTGCTCGGGTAGCTGTTCACGACGGCAACCATTCGCGGCCTATCGGTCGGACCCAGCAAAGGGCCGTCCGATGAACGAACTGACCTACGCCACGCTCGCCCGCCTGATGATTGCGCAGAACGTCGCGACTAATGGCCGCTGGTTCTGCGCGCTGCTCGTGGCGATCAACCTCTACATCAACCGCCCCGGCCTCGCCCTGCTTGCGGTCGTGCCGGTCGGCGCGGCGTGTCTGATCGAACAGACCCCGGCCGGCTGGGTGCGAGTGCTGCTCGCCTTTGCCGCCGAATACCTGCTCGCGGGTTTCGTGCTCGGCGCAACGCTTCTCGCTGTCCTGCTCTGAACGGAGGGTCACAAGACCATGTGCCTGTTCTCGTCTCCCGATCCCGCGCCGCCGCCCGCCATGCCGCCGGAGCCCGCGCAAATGAAGCAGCCGGACGCGGGCGCTGTGCGCACCGCAACCGGCCGGCGCACGCAAGATCGCGTGCGCGGCGGCGCAAAGACCGTGCTCACGTCCGGCTCGGGCGTGACGGACTTCGCCACGACGGAAAAGAAAACGCTGCTCGGGCAGTGACGGCGCGCGATGACGGTCAACGCCCCACGGCACGAAAGCCAGATCGCCTATCACCGGCGGCGCGCTCAAGAGCTCATGAGCGTCCGCCAGCCGTGGGAAAGCGTATGGCGCGGGCTTGCCGAATTCATCGA